ATTTTTTGTTGTATATTTTTTACACGATCCGCGTATTCCGTATCATTATCCGGTATACGGATTTGCTGATTTAGACTATCAAAGTATTCATTGAATATTTCAAGTTGAACTTGCGCTGCTGTTTTATTAAATTCATCAGGAGTTATATAACCTCGCTGCTCCTTATTTATGATTAATAAAACGGTTCTATAAACCGTATCTACACTTACTGCCATCTGTTATTTTTATTATAATATTAAGGCGGTAACCTCAGCTACCGCCTATATATTAGTATTACGTGTTATTCAAATTTTTTCGCTATAGACTGATAAATTTCTACACCTTCGTCGGTCTTGAAAAATGCAGCCATCGCTGAATAAGGGTTCTCATCGAATGGTACAGTCATTAACTTTTTACCATTGCTTGCCCATTTAAAGTCTCTTTGATCTTGAGACAATTTAATAATGTTTGCTTCACATGCTTTAATCGCAAAATTACGAAGTTGTACATTTTCATCATTCGCTAATTCTAAGAACAATTGTGGGTTCTGCCTAGCGAATAATAGTAAATCTCTTTTTATCTCCTTAGAAGTCATCTTAGATGCCTTAGATCCAACTTCAACACGTATAATTGCTTCAGCTTGATCAATTTCCATTTGCATTGCTGCAGACATGGCCTCTACCTGTAATTCTAAAATATCTAATTCATTTGTTGCTTTTTGAACAGCGCTAAATTCACGATATTTTTTATTAAGCATTGGGTGATACAAAGATAATAGTTTTTGTAAATTTTGTTTTTCTTTTGGCACTGTTAAAGTTCCATTTAAAAACATAATATGCCCTAATGTAGCCTCTCCTTTTTGTTCTTCAACAAATGGCGAATTTTGATTAGTTGCATATCTTAATTCTTTTTGTGTTCCAGTCTCATTATCAAACCATAATAATGGAAATCTTCTTGAGTGTCTGGATGATATTGTATAAGTTAAAGGACTATAGTGTCCTGTTAATAGATAAGTTCTATCTTTAATTTCCCAAGTAGTATCTTGGACATTTTCTGTTTTTGCTTTTGACATGATATAATATAATTAATTAATTGTTTTTAAAAAGTAAAAGTTGCCCCCGTAATTACAACAGGGGCAAAATTTACAATGCGTAATCTAATTAGTCTACTGAAGTGAACAACACGAAGTTATTAGCACCTTGTACACATAAACATCTTTCAGACAAGAAGTTTACCTCCATTGCATCAAGATCAGATGTATAAGCTCCTCCAACAGAACCAGTTACCCATGATTTCATTCTTCTATCGTCAGCTTGTGCAGCTCTATAACGAACGTGTAAGAATGGTCTACGGATGTTAGTTCCTAAGATTTGATCGTATACAGTAGATGTTCCAGCAGGAACAAGAACTCCATCAATACCTGAATTTGCAACAGCTCCACGAGTAGATGCATCATTTAAATATTTCCAGTCAGTTTTGTAGAAATCGTAAGAACCTCTTCTGAATCCAGAGAAACCTAAGTTCAATGCCATTTCTTCAGAGTTTTCGAATAAACCGTAAGCAACCCCACCTGCAGCTCCAGAAGATAATGCAGCAAGCATATCATCAAAGTCAAGAGATGTTTGACGGTTTAAGAATAACATGTTTTCTTCGATAGCTCCTTGAGTATCTAAGTTTTTCAAAATTGAATCGAACTCAGTTAAACCTGCAGCAGCAGAGAAGTTGTTTAATACGTTACCTCTTTCTTGAACAGCAGCGAATAAACCTTGAGTACCTTTTTTACCAGCAGTTAATGCAGCAGATCCAGTAGCAGCTAATTCACCTTCAACAACAGCCATTTCTAAATAATCTTCAAAACGTAATCTTGTTTCAGATTCAGCTTTCAAATACCAGTAGTATCCATTAGCTCCATCTTCAGTAGCAATTTCTACCCATCCGATTTGAGCTGTGTCAGATCCATTAACAGTATATTTGTTACGGATAATGATTGGAGAGTTAGAGAACTGAGTGAATGAAGGAGTAATTGATTGGTAATCATCTGTAGCTAAAGTAGATCCTTTTTCATATTCAGAACCAAAAACGAAGATTTTAACTAAGTCACCAACTGTAAATGTTGGAGTTAAAGCAGCAGTTGTATAAGAAGCAACGTCTACAGTTCCAACACCAGGAGTTGGTTTGCTAGTCACAATTGCTTTTAATTCAACACCTGTAGTAGGGTTCATAATTACAATTGTTTGGTTGATAGATAATACGTTGGCTACATAATCTTTAGGATCAGTAGGAGTAAGATCAACTGGAATGCTGATAGTGTTTCCGTCAATAATCTCTACATCATTGTAAGCAATGTGTAATCTGTTTTGTTCTGACCAAATAACTTGGTCTGAGCTCATTGGCATTTCAGCCCCAACCATACGTAAGAATCCAGAAAGAGTTCTGTTTCCATAACGCTCTACTTCTGCTTCGTAGATTTCAGGTAAATATTGTTGTGCGAAAGATGAAAAATCAGCGTTGTTTGGATCCGTGAAATTCAAATAGTTTGTGTTTAAAGCTTGTTGCTTCTGGGACGGAGTAATACTTCCGAACGTAGGCGTTACATTTGCCATAATTTTTTAATTTTAATTGTTAAATTTATTTTTTATTTTCAGTTTTGAAGAATCAACGCCGTTAATTGCTTTAACTTTAAATCCATTAACAAATATCTCCCCTGTTGACGTTTGTCTTGGGGTAGTTGGGATGTTGTTAGATTTTGCAACAATCTCTTTAATTGCATCGGCTTTACCCTGCTCATAAAAATGATTTGCAATAGTATCCGCATTTTCGGCAGCATACATAGCTTTATGATAACCTTTCAAATCCGTAACTTCACCTTTGTCATTCAAGAACTTCTTGATTAGGTTGTTTATGTTTGATTGTTTATCAGCCACCGTTTCTGTGTTTTGAATTCCGTATCTAAAATTTTTCTCTCCTAATTTAAAATCAAAACCTTTGAATTCTTGAGAAAAGAAACTTTTAGTACCATCCTTAAACTTTGAATGTAGTGTTTCAGCAGTAGCTTGTTCTTCGTTGTATCGGTTAAAAAAGTCCATTGCTTTTTGTTGTTCTTTGGATACGCTCGGTTTCAACTTGATCTCGTCGTAATACTTTCCTTTAAGTTCTTCTAAAAAGGTTCTGGCTTTTGCAACTTCTTCTTTAAATGCGAGTTTCTTTTTTCTGATGTCTCGCTCATCATCTAAATCTTCATCATAACTAAATTCATCTTCCATTAAGAATTCAATCTCTTCAGAATCTAAATGCGGTCTTGATTTTCTATAATATTCTTTTAGTAAAGCTTCGCTATCAATATTAGAATAATCATGGCTCAATCTTACATAGTCTTCGACTGTCCCACCTGTCTCTTCCATAAAAGCAACAAGCTTATTAATATTCTCTGGCAATGGCTTACCCGTATTCTCTTGTATTTCTAATGCTTGGTTTGCTTCTTCAACAAGCGTTGCGGTAGTAGTGTCAACTTCTTCTTGAGTAATCTCTTGTATTACCGTTACTACTTCTTCTTGGGCTGGAGTTTGAACGGTAACTGTTTGATGTTCTTCGTTTCCTTGCTCCACTTCTTGCAATCCCAATTCGGGTTGTTTTGAGCCCAACATGCTTTCATCTGTGTTTTCGATTTGAATGGCATCTTCTGGTTGTTTTGGTGTTCGTAAATCTACCTTTGAAATTTCATTAGAATTAACTAATTTTTTCATTGGGGTTCTTTTCTTTTGTAATTTAAAGTCCCCCTCTTGTTTTACTTGTTCTGACATAATATGATAATATAAAATTGGTTAATGTATTCTTATTGTGGACCGAACTGTGATAAATCGAATCCATCTTCACTACTTTCAAAATCTTTTGGTAATGAATTATTTTTTCTTTGATCTATTAATTCTGATTGTTGTGTAGCTTGTATCTTTGTTCTCTGATCTTTACGATCTTCTGCCTGTGCTTGTTTTTGTTGTGCAATACCTAATTGTAATTGAGCAAGTTGCATATCGTATTCAAACTTTTGAGCCATTTTTTGTTTCTCAATCATTAACTCTTGTTGCATTCTTTGTATTTCAAATTGAGATTTAGATTGCAATATTTGAATTTCTGTTTGCGCTAACGCTTGTTGCTTTTGTACTTCTGCTAATGCTGCTGCTTCTGACGCTTGTGCATTTGCTTGACCTTGTGCTGCAATATTTGCTTGTTGATTTGCTTGATCTCTTTCTAACTTTTTCTTTCTTTTATATTTTAAAGATTGATTAGCTAACTTAAGATTCTTAATCTCTCTTAGATCAATTGCGTCTTCAAGTTCAATTCCGCCTGATTGTAAAGCGACTTGTATGTTTTGTTCTAATTGTGCTTTTTCTTCTTCGTCTGGTTCAACCTCTAAGTAAATACCAAAATCGTGTAAATTTAAAGCACTGATTTCTTTTAGTGTTTCTACATT